AGAAAAGCGTGTGGTCCCCCCAGATGAAGTCTACAAACTAGCAGAACTGGGCTGTAATAACAAAGAAATAGCAGAGTGGTTTATGATCAAGGAAGACACTCTAAATTACAACTTTTGCGATTATCTAACAAAAGCTCGTGCAGGAATGAAACGCAGGCTAAGAAGCGTACAATTAGCCACAGCACTAGCAGGCAATGCCACTCTGCTCATCTGGTTGGGCAAGCAGTATCTAGGACAAAGCGATAACCCTGGCAACAGTGGCGATCAACAGGCCTTGCCTTGGAACGACGAATAAAAAATCAAAACGATATTTGCTACAAGGACACAAATGAAATATCAAATACTACAGGGTGATAACCGCAACACCCTTAAAACATTAGCGGATAACAGCATAGACGCCATAGTCACAGACCCGCCCTATGGCATAGACTTTCTTGGCAAAGCGTGGGATGCCAACACTGGGGCACTTGAGACCTATCAAGAATGTTTAAGAGTGTTGAAGCCAGGTGGACACATACTGGCGTTTTCAGCGGCCCGCACCTATCATCACCTTGCTGTCACACTGGAACAGGCGGGCTTTGAGATACGAGATCAGATTATGTGGATCTACTCTAGTGGCTTTCCCAAGGCCCAGGCAGTTAAAGGATTTCCAGGTTGGAAGAACGGAGGGTTAAAACCTGCACACGAACCAATTGCCTTGGCCCGCAAACCAACAAAAACCAGCATTAAAGCAAATATGGAAACTTGGCGTGTAGGCGCCTTAAACATTGATGCCACTCGTGTGCCCTATGCCAATGACAAAGACAAAGCCAGCATTGATCACAAGGTGCCCACAGCAGCCTGGAGTGGACATACCATACAGGTAGACAGTTATGAAAAGGGTGAGTTCGTCAAAGTTGAAACCAATGAACTGGGACGCTTTCCCTCAAATGTCATAGGTGAAATTCAAGACTACCAAAAGTATTTCTATTGCCCCAAAGTCAATCGCAGTGAAAGACACATAGAAGATAGTGTTGAAAACAATCATCCCACCGTCAAACCCATTGAACTTATGAAGTATCTAATCAAACTAATCACCCCACCTGGTGGCATAGTGCTTGATCCTTTTAACGGTAGTGGATCAACTGGCTGTGCCGCAGTAGCATTAGGCTACGAATACATAGGCTGTGAGTTAGACCCTGCCTATGTTGAAATAAGCAAGCGAAGAATAGAAAAATACAACAAGAGCGAAAACAACTTTGATGCATTATTTGAGTGACACTAGAACAACAACATCTTGTCTTGGCCTTAATCATTGCCAACTATCTGTGGATTCGTCCCTGGCTGACTGGTCTAGTATGGGACAAAGATGTTATCATAACCCTCACAATAATAATCACGCTGACTATACTAGGTCAAGCACACAATGCCTTTAAGTAAGACGCAACAGCAGGTAGCTGATGATCAAACTCGTTTTAGGTGCGTTATCGCGGGCCGCCGCTACGGAAAAACTCACCTGAGTATTAGAGAGCTCTGCTATCACGCCAAGGAACCCAACAAAGAATGTTGGTATGTGGCGCCCTCGTACAAGATGGCCAAACAGATTGTGTGGCGTAAACTCAAGAACAAACTACAAGATCTCAACTGGGTAAAGAAAGCAAATGAAACAGAACTCACTCTTCAACTTCGCAATGGCAGTGTCATCAGTCTTAAGGGAGCTGATAATTATGATAGTCTACGCGGTGTTGGTCTTGACTTTATTGTGCTTGACGAGTTTGCAGACATTGATCCAGAAGCTTGGTATGAAACTCTTCGTCCTACTTTATCTGACAAGCAGGGTCGTGCTCTTTTCATTGGCACACCCAAAGGCATTGGCAATTGGGCTTATGAGATATATCAGAACTCCATAGACAATGAGAACTGGCAGTCATATTCATTTACCACCATTGACGGTGGTCGTGTGCCCCCAGAAGAAATAGAAGCTGCCAAGCAGGATCTAGATGAACGCACCTTTAGACAAGAGTATATGGCCACTTTTGAAACATTTGCAGGCCGTATATATTATGGCTTTGACCGTGCCCACAATGTAAAGAGTTGGGACAAACCTATACCAGATGTTCTTTATGCAGGAATGGATTTCAATATTGATCCCTGTTCTGTTTGCATAGCAACTAGAGAAGGAGATACACTGTATGTCATTGACGAAATCCGCCTGTTTTCTTCTAACACCCAAGAAGCAGTGGCTGAAATTAAAAGCAGATACGGGCGTAGTAAGATCTGGGTCTATCCAGATCCAGCAGGACACCAAAGAAAAACATCAGCAGGCGGTGCTACTGACATCACCATCCTGTCTAATGCAGGGTTCGTGGTCAAAGCACCTAGACACCACACTCCAGTGCGAGATAGAATCAACGCAGTCAACTCAAGATTGTGTAGTTCCAGTGGCATTAGACACCTCTATATTGATCCCAAGTGTAAATACACTATTGAAGGACTTGAGCGTCAAACCTACAAAGAAGGAAGCAGCCAGCCAGACAAAGACGGTGGCTACGACCATATGAATGACGCACTAGGTTATATGGTAGATTATCTATTCCCAGTCAAGCGGGACATAGACCCAGATACAACACAGCCAAGACGCTGGTCACACGCCTTGGCTTAAATAGGATATAAAAATGAACATAATTCAAACGCTATCAGACGAACTTAAGAGATTACTACAGGGCAATCTACTCTACGAAACTTATTTCCCACAGTGGCAATACCTACTAGAATCATATGTTGGTGGCCAGGAATACAAAGACGCACAACATCTAACACGCTATCAACTGGAAACAGACAAAGAATACCGTGCTAGAATATTAACAACTCCACTAGAAAATCACTGCCAGTCAGTGATTTCAGTGTATAATTCATTCTTGTTTCGTGAAGATCCTGAGCGTGAATTTGCAGGACTTGAATCATTTCCTGAATTAGAAGATTTCTTGAATGATGCAGACTTTGATGGTCGCAGTCTCAACGCATTTATGAAGGATGTGGCTACCTGGTGTTCAGTGTTTGGTCACGCTTGGATTATGGTTTCAAAGCCTAATGTGGGTGCTACCACAGTGGCGGATGAACAGGCAGCAGGCGTTAGACCTTATGTTAGTCTACTAACCCCAATGGTTGTGCTAGACTGGGAATATACCCGTGCACCAAGTGGTCGTGTCACACTAAGTTATCTACGCTACCTAGAAGAAACCACAGGTGATCTCAAGACTGTTAAAACTTGGACACCAGACCTAGTAACTACCACAGTCATTGATACCAAGAAAGCAGTAATTCAAGAACTCATAGAAGAAGTCAACGGCCTAGGTATGATACCAGCCGTGTGTGCCTACAATGGTCGCAGTATTATCCGTGGCTTTGGCATAAGTGACATCGCTGATATTGCTGATGCACAGAAGTTTATCTACAATGCCACTTCAGAAGTTGAACAATCAATCAGAATGGATAGCCATCCTAGTCTTGTTGTGACTCCAGAGACCAAAGTAGGCACAGGATCAGGTGCATTGATTCATATGCCAGAGAATCTAGATCCAGGTTTGAAGCCATACCTACTAGAGTTTGGTGGTGCTTCAGTTGACAGCATCTATGCGGCAATACAGCATTCAATAGAATCAATAGACAAGATGGCCAATACTGGTGCAGTTCGTGCCACAGAAAGCAAGGTAATGAGCGGTGTTGCAATGGAAACAGAATTTCAATTGCTTAACGCTAGACTAAGTGAGAAAGCAGACAATCTAGAATTAGCAGAAGAACAGATGTGGACCATCTGGTGCAAGTATATGGGCGTTTCTTGGCAGGGTAGTGTAGACTATCCAGGTTCATTCAACATTCGCGACACTGGTCAAGAAATTACACAACTGCAACAGGCCAAAGCAGCCGCCACTGATCCTGTGGTTCTACGCAAGATAGATGAACATATCCTAGAGTGGATGGGTGAAGAAAAAGAATATCTACCATTTATTGATCCTAATCCACAGCCAGGTAGAACCTATGAAGATGGTGAAGAGATCAATGCCAATTTGCCTGCGGCTTATCAACCAGCCAGCAATGCAGAAGTTCCTGAGGGACAAAATTGTGGCAACTGTGAATACTACAAGCCAGGTGAATTATATTGCACCAAGTTTGACGCACCTGTTCGTGCAGTCTACTGGTGTGCCAAGTGGGAGCCATATGAAGAAATGTCCAGCGTTATGACTGCTGAACTGATGGCACAGATACAAGAAATGATTATGACAGGTATGACCAATGCTGAGATTATGGCAGCATTGCCAGGTATCACAGTAG